TCAGCAGTGTTCGTATCAATAAAGAACCAGAAAACTTTGTTGAACACAGAGCATCGCACATTATAGACAGTGCAATAAATCTTATTCAATATATTAGAGAAAACTTCGATCCTCAAACAGCATACACACTAGAAAAAAAGTTTAATTCAGCAATAAAAAATTTAGATAGTAACAAGTTTCATAAAGGTGTAAGCAGAATTAAAGAACTAAAAGACATAAAAAATTCTTTGACAGTGAAGCAAGGCGACTTCAAAGACGAGGATTAAAATGTTAGTTGAAGATATCCTAAACGAGTTCAAACGTACACACCTTGAACATATTGAAGACATTGTTTTAACAAATGGATTTGAAGGTGCAAAATCTGTAATTGATTATTACAAAGGATTGCTTGTTACTTTACAAGGCACCACAGTCAATCCTGTGCAGGTCAGTGTCAAATGGGACGGTGCTCCTGCTGTGGTATGTGGGACTAATCCAGATAACGGACGTTGGTTTGTAGGCACGAAGTCTGTGTTTGCAAAATCACCAAAAATCAATTACACAAAATCCGACATTGCTCGTAATCACGGCACAGAAGATTTAGGACAAAAACTTTTAAAATGTCTAGTGCATTTAAAAAAACTAAACATTAAAGGTGTTGTACAAGGAGATTTGTTGTTTACAGATGAAGACTTATCGAGAAAGCCAATCGGTGGCAAACAGCATATCACATTTACTCCAAACACAATAACATATGCAGTTGAAGAAGGAACAGATGTTGCCAAGCAGATAGAATCAGCACAGGTAGGCATAATATTTCACACAACCTACAACGGTGACACACTATCGGACATGGATGCAGTGGCAGGTGCTGATGTTGATTCATTCAATAAAACTCCTGATGTGTTTTTTGATAATGCAACCTACAAAGATGTTTCTGGATCTGCCAAGTTTACAAAAGACGAAACAGGTGCGTTTATGGCACAAATAGACAAATTAGAACAACTGTTGACAGTAGTGCCAAGAAATCTGAGTGATATGTTTAAAGGCAATCAAGACTTTGTGCCGTTCTTTCAGATGTACATCAACGATCAAGTCAAACAAGGTAAACTGCCAACCAATGCTAATCAATTCATTGCTGGCTTTCAGAAGTTTTATCAACAAAAAATGCAACAACAGATTGCTGGACTAAAAGCACAGAAAGCCTTAGATCTTAGACAACAAAAGATAAAAAACATGCCAGTGTTTTTGAATAGACTAAGAAGACCATTACAAGGAATGTTAAACTTCTACAAACAGACACAGGCAATGAAAGGTTTCATACTGAGAAAAATGAATCAAGCAATGCAAATAGGTTCATTTAGTCAAACAGACAGCGGACTAGAAGTAACAGAACCAGAAGGTTTTGTAGCAGTAGACAAACAGGGCGGTGCAGTAAAACTTGTTGATCGTTTAGGATTTTCAAAAAGAAATCTTACAATGATAAACAAATTTAAAAATTAAATATTAATTCCGTTTTCTTTTAAAATCAAATCAAATTCAGGCATGACATCACCAAATTTTTGTTGACGTATTTTGTCTGTGCCTTTTGTAATATAGATAAAGTCTTTGAGATATAATTCAGCATTGGTCATCTTTGAATTTAAAAAAGTCAACACATGGGATAAATCATTTCTGTGTTGGTGTTTTTTTGTAATAGCATCTTTGACTTGTTGAGGCAATATTCTAATATCATAGCACTCAGGAATCTGAATTAAGTGTATGTCTATGGGTATTTCTAAGTCATTAAAAAAATCATAAAGTTCATCAAGATAATATATATTGAATGGGTTACATGTGGCACTGACTTTCAATTGTATATTAGGATTGTTTTGTCTAAGATTATGAAATTTCATTATGTTTGATTTAATCTTTTCCCATTTTCCTGGATACCGCATATATTCAAATTGATCGGCAACAGCATCTATACTCAAACCAATCGACACAGAACCAAAACTTTTTATAATTTCAACGTATTTTTCGGACCAAACACTAACGTTAGTACTGATATATAAATCTTGTTTGGCACTATGACCTGCTTCATAACTTTTGTTCAACATATCAAACAATGGTTTCATTACAAATGGTTCGCCACCAAATAGAGCATAATGCACTGTTCCTTCTGCCCAGGTATCCATCACTTTCCAAAAGTCACTGTCTTTGTGAAAACTTTTTCTTTGAGATTCAAAAGTTTTTAAGTAGTCCTGATATGATAATTTTTTGTCTGCTCTTATACTTTCAATGTCTCTTATCAACGCACTAGGTTTGTCTCTTAACTGATAGTCGATCTCATACAATTGATTGGTTGCTTCTACATTACAAGTTCTACAAGCAAAGTTACAAAGATTACCTGGTTTAAGTATCGATATTCTTGGTTGATTAGGCAGTGGTTTGACATCTGTGAATATACTATTGACAACTTGCCTAATACTTTTTACACCGCTGTCTTCAGCGTCCCAACATAGTCTACAGTTTTTATGTTTAATACCTTTGTCTAAAGAATCTTTTATTTCTTTTCTGGTAACATTGTTGTCCCAAATGTCTTGTAAATTGTGTTGATCGAGTCGATATGGAGTGCCGTTTTTATCTTTAAAAACATCAATGCTGGCATTACACATCTTAACATGGCCAGAATTTTCAATTCCTATGCCACAATCAGCCAAAACACATTTAAGTTTATTGTCCATGCAAATACTTATTTGTTTAAATACTAATAAACAATGAAATCAAAACCATTTCCTATAAAGCAAGGTATTCCTTGCCAACTCAAGTGGAATCACTCAACAGTGTTTCTCACAATGGGCACCACTGCAAGTTGTCACAGAGTAACTCATGATCCTATTACTATGGAAAATGGGAAAATAAACTTTCATAACATTCCAGAAAAATTAGAAGCAAGAACTAAGATGTTGAACGGACAATGGCCAGGTAGAGGCTGTGAACACTGTAAAACAACAGAAGAAGCAGGCGGGCAGTCGGATAGAATGAATCACCTGGACATGAGTGGTGTTTATGCACCAAAGGAGTTGGACAATGATCTGTCTGCTGTTAATGTTACACCCACACAATTAGAAATATATTTCAGTAATACTTGTAATTTAAAATGTGTTTACTGTAATAGTTTGTTCAGTTCAACCATAGATAATGAAAATAGAATACATGGAGAGTTTAATAGTGGTGGAACAAGAGATCCGGGCAAACACGTTTATATACCAGGAAAGACCGAGGTGCATCAAGATATGGAAATGTTAAATGTTAAATTGTTTGAATGGCTTGAAGAAAATATCAAAAACCTTAGAAAAATTATTATACTTGGAGGTGAGCCATTCCTACAAAAAGAAACAGAAAAACTTGTGAAGTATTTGGAAGTAAATCAAAATCCGCAGTTGGATCTTGTGATTTTTAGCAACCTAACTGTGGACACCATGCGTGTGCAGAAGTGGCTTGACAGGATGTGGAAGTTGGTAGAAACAAATAGAATTAACAATTTGCAAGTAGTTGGAAGTCTAGACTGTTGGGGACCACAGGCCGAGTACGTAAGGAACGGACTTGATCTTAAAAAATATACTAGCAACATGGAATTTATGTTGTATAAAACAAATATAACTTTAAGTGTCAATTCAGCACTGATGGCTTTGACTGTGCCAACTATGCCTGATCTTGTGAAGCAGGTCAATGCCTGGAGCAAAGTTAGACCTGTCTATTGGTCAATGATGAAGGCCGGAGACGCAGGTAGACCCTATCTCAATCCAACTATTTTTGGTGATAAAATTCTGGATCTTGGTATCAATCAAGCAATAGCAAAGTTTGATACACAGAACGATCCCATCAAGACAGGATACCTAAACAACTTGAAAGGTATTGCCGAAGAGTGCAGAAACACAGAACCTGATTTGATGCAACAGAAACTTTTGAAAACTTACATTAGAGAACTTGATAGAAGACGAAGCACAGATTATAAAATTTTATTTCCTACTATTGCCGAACTGCTTGATCGTGTTTAGTCAACCATAGACTTACTGTGTCTGTACAGTTTCTTACAATATTCATTCTATTGAAAAATGTTTTGTAATTGTGTTCTCTTATATCCTGCGTTTGTTGGTACAAGGTTTTTGGATCCATTGCTTTAATCTTAAAACAAAGATCAACAATTTTTTCTTTACGCTTTTGGTGATCGGCTTCTTGGTCATATGATTCATCAAATATGTCATTGAAAGTTTTGAATCCTTGTTGTTTCATACAGTCTAATGTTTTATAATTGCCGTATACAATAAAAACGTGCTTCATGATAACTGCTTTCCATATCTTTTCTGTTATAAAGATTTCATCTGTTGATATCACATTGCTTTCTGTGATCAAACTGCAAGTGGTATCGTTGTAAGGAGGCTCAAAAATATCCTGGTCCTGTCCATTTAGATTCTCCATTTGATAGATTCCGTTATGCACCCATGGTGCTTCATACTGCTTAGGTAAACGCTTAGGATTTCTTTGATCTAAATAAGAATACAAACTATTGTTTAGTATCAAAGTGCTTTGCATTTTCCTGTACAGTTGTTTTCTATGTTCTCTGCCTAGTTTGTTTAGGTATAAAAAATCATATTTCTTGTTGCTGTGATCAATATTGAATGTCTTTTGGTGATGTCTGTACCACATAAAATACCAAAACCAATCATGTTCACCATACCACGTCAAAATTGTTTCTTTAGTATAATTTTTTATTATTTGATTCCCGTCCACATTGGCTCTACTTTCCCATGGTGATGCCATAATGAATTGGAATCCTAGTTGTTTTAATCTGGCAATACGTCTATTGAGATCTTGTACATATTCATTGCTTTGGACATAGTTTGAATTCATAGAACAGATTAAGGCAATCTTTCTTGAGTATTTGCTAAGGTCAGTTGGTAATAGATAGTAATCGTTTACCACATCAATCTTTTGGCCAGGTATATCAGCAAAATTAATATAATGTCCATAAAAATAATGATGTCCAGTTTTCATTATATCTGTAAGAATCAAATTTTGCATACGGTAAATAGGTATATGATAACACCCTTTTTACAGTATGTATCTGAAGCAAGAATTGTAAGACGACAAGATGATCTAAGTAGATATACCTACGGAGAGATAGAAGAAAGAATCTACATATCATTTCTTGCACTATCACTATTGCACAAATTTGACAGTTATAGACAATTTGTAAAGCAGTACGCAAACGCCACACTGACATATGGCGGCTTTGAAAGAGTAAGAACTACTGCAAACGATCTCCATAACATGTTGGCAGTGGTGGATGGTAATACAGACATACTGGATAAACTTGCAAACAAAACACAAGCAAAGGCCATGCGACAGAGACACCCATTGCCAACCATGAGAGTAAAAGGATATCTTAGAACCTTCAGCAACGACTATCAATTTTTGGCCACACTAGAAAGAGCATTTGGAATATCAAACAGCGACTATAGAAATTTAAGAATAGCAATCAGTGATTTTACAAAGTTAAACAGTCAACGTAAAAAAGTAACAGTGACTAGATTGTTACAGGCTCTCAGAGCAAAACTAGGTGGCACTGATATTGCTAGACAGGTAGATGCTCTTGCAGGACAAAATAGTTTTGAACTAGACAATGTTGTTGACGCAGAAAGGACTTCAGATGTAGTTGATATGTCTGCTGACGAACTTAATGCATACAGAATACTTGTTGGTCCAAACAACATTAGACGTGCCAAGATAGCAGTGGATCAGGCCAGACAAGGCAAAGGACTTGCAGGCCCACTGGCAAGTTCATACTACCCCATAATGAAAATGATCGATGACATCGCCAAAGGTGGTTACACTTTTGTAAGACTATTACAGACCATTGCAGACAGAGCCAAACGTAGTAAGAAGTAATGGCTCTCACAGGCAATAGTTTTTGGGTAAGATACTTAGATCACACACAGCCACATTTCTTAAAAGATGCAGGTAACGGACAACAACTGCAAAGAGACACTGCCTTAAAATATGTCAAAAATTTTAGAACCTGTTTAGACATTGGTAGCAACATAGGACAATGGACTAGACCTTTAGCCAAACTGTTTCGCAAAGTAATCTGCTTTGAATCAAACAAAAATTTTATTGAATGTTTCAAAAAGAATATATTAGAAAGCAACGTTAGTTTACACAATGTAGGACTATCAGACAAAGAACACACTGCTGAACAGCAAGGCAGTTGGACCGTGTTACGAGAAACTAAACAGCCAGGCAACATTATTTGTAAGACACTAGACAGTTACAATTTTACAGATGTGGATTTTGTAAAGATAGATGTTGATGGATTTGAATTACGTGTGGTACAGGGTGCAGTCAAAACATTGACAGAAAACAGTCCTGTGGTCAACATCGAATTGAAAACCACCTGGAAGGATGGCATAGGTGACAGACGCCCTATGTATTCAGGCACAACTGAACTTCTTAGGTCATTAGGGTATAAACGCAGATCTAGGGTAAAAAGTGACGAAGTTTGGCAAAAAACTTAATAATATAGTAGAATTTACCAACATTTACCATAAATAATTTCAACTGTCACCGGAGCGGTGACATAGTCATTAAAATCAGAGAAAATAGGAGGATTAAAAATGGCATACGACGGAACATTACCGGCAGGTGGAAGAGGAAACTTTCAATCACAGTCAGTAGCAGAGTTAGAGGGTGTAGAAATTGCATTCTTATCAGTTGACTTTGCGGCTAACATAAGTGGAGAAACTACTCATCCAGATGCATCGGCTAATACAGCGGCATTGCAACTTGCAAAAGAGGCAATCCAAAACCAAGGTGTTAACATTCTAGGTGAAGGATCCATTAAGGCATCTAACACTGCGAAAGTGTTTATGGTTAGAGCAGACGCTCTTGACACACAATCAGGCACAACAACTGTGGCGGCAATTCAAACTGCTGTACAAGGTTTAAATGCTTTGACACCAGATAAAGTAACGGCAAATATATCATCAGCAGTGGTGGCGACAAAAGACTTGTCTGACACTTCTGAAGGTGTAAGTTAATAGGTCATAAGGAGGATATCTAAATGCCAATAGTAACAAACAACAACAATTTAGGTACTGCAATTGACAACTTGTACACAGGACACGGTATACCAACATCGTTTTTTACCGTAACTGTTAAAGACAGTTCAGCAACTGCTATGGACCTAAGAGCACACGACGACTCTAGTGGAAACTTCCACAAAGACGGTTTAGTAGACAGAGTTCTACAATTAGCCGCTACCAGAGGCACAGTGGTGTACTTTAACGTAAAAAATGCGGCATCAGGCGTAGTAACAATTGGAATCGAAGGTGAGTTTGCAACAGCGACTAACCTTGCTTCTGCATACGACAATGCTGACACGGCTGGAACAAACACATCTGTTAAATTCAGAACAACTGCTTCTTCTACAACAGAAGACGGTGTGGCTGACATAGCAGGTACAACTGTTGCGGCTGATACATTAGTATAATAGTAGGAGGGAATAACAAATGACAATTAAACGAAATCCTACATTATCTAATACTACTAACCACTTTTCAGGAAAGACGATCACTGCTGTGACGCTTGACATGGCTGTCAACGGAACAGACTTTTCATCTACTGAATTGGGACCGAATGGCGCAGTACAACAAGTTATTGCGGCCATGTCAAAAGAAGCAACACCAATCGTCATCACGAAATTAAGAAGTGATGGTTCAAATGATGGCCAAGTAATGGACTTCATTTACGAAGGTGAGTTTGGAACCGACACATACGACGGTACAAACAGCGAAACTTTTGCGGCTTACCTACAGACTGAAATTAGACTTTTAACAGCGGCAGGTGCCAGATCAGCGGCTACCATTGCAGAGTCTGGTGAAAGTGCTAACGTGGCTGGATTGAACCTAAGTTCTGCAACAGTTGTTGCGGCAACGGCGGCATCATTCTAATAGTTAGAGTTAAAACAATTACCAAAAAGGGCGGATCTTTAATTAGGTTCGCCCTTTTTTATTGGAGTAAATAGAAGCATGAAACATCTCAAAGCAAAGAAAAATTTTGGACAGTACAAGACTGTGACCATGAAAATGATTGATCTTGTGCCGGCATCTATCTACGAAAACATTCCTGATCTTGAAAAACTTGAACCAGAGATCAAAGCAGGCAATCTAGAATATCCTTTGTTGGTGTTTCAGACCAATCAAGATTACTGGACAAAGAACCATTTAGGTTTATACAGAGCAGGTTCTCCTACATTACCTAGCCATGCACCAGAAATTGAAACAGCAGTAAAAGTAAATGGCAATCAAGTAACTGAAAAAAGAATACATGTAATTTGGTCAGGCAGACAGAGGTTCCAAATTGCCAAAGACCTTGGTTACACAGACGTGGATGTCATAATTGAACCTGTGTTTCACAAAGTAGTAAACGCGGCAGGCAAGTTTAGAAAGTTATAAATGTTTACTTTTTGTGTGCATACCCTTGTGGACATCACAGAACATGGATCACTTAAAAAAGAATTTCCTTTTAAAACATTAAGTGGTGAACTTGTGTATGACAAAAACAGCCTCAGCACAGCAAGGAATCAACAGGCAAATTTTACAACACTGGTACAGACTTTACAGTTGAGAAGTAACATCACTTGGGAACATCCCCCTGTCAAAATAAACGAACCTATTGCAAATATGAGGTTTGGCAGTGCCTACGACGGCAAACAAAATGTATGGAACTTCATGTGGCAAGTTGAACAGTCTGAAATTTATGCAGAAGGCACAGACAAATATGGGCAATTAAAAGCAGACTTTGACATGATTCCGGTGTTGTCTTTCTGTAAAGAAACTGTAACCTTTCCTTACAGTGCTTTTATAACAACAGATACCAAACTCAAAAACACATACTTTTCATTTGTACCTGATGAAAATAAATAACATTAATCACGGCATTACTTTTAGGCATGTACCAGGCACAATTCCAGGCTTTACACCAGCATCTGAGCGATGCAAAAAAGGAATTAAAAATTATGAGTACAACAGATTTAGAAAAACAGAATTTAGAAGCACACGTTGACCTATGCAGTGAACGTTACAAAGGCCTGCATGATCGTTTGTCCGCTATTGAATTTAGATTAGCCAAAATGAACGAAGACATGACAGCAGGTCAAAAATCAACATCAAAGACTTTGATTGCCACAGCAGGCACAGTTATAGCAGGTTTGCTTTCAACTGTGGTTGTGGTATTAATGAAATTTTAAAATTTATCCAAAATGAAATGCCAAATTGCTCGAGGTGTTCGAGTGCATATTACCAAGCAAGAATATGACTTTGTTCAAAACATTAAAGACAAAATGCCTTTTATTGTGGAAAAATTACCAATAGAACAACAGCCAATTGCTCAAAGACTTGCTGACAAAACTATATTTGTTAGAAAAAAACTAACACACTCCACACAGTACAATCTAAATAAAAACATACGTTTTATCTATTAATTAAATACTTACAATGGATAAGCAACAGTTAGAAAAACAAATTCAGCACTACAATCTTGCTGGCAAATTACAGACACTGGCCAAGCAACATGAACAACGTAGACCATTTAGACATTTACCCAAACAGTTTAGCAAAGGAATATTGATTGGAAACATTGCAATAGTGCCAAAAAAAACCACCGAAACCAGGTACCACTATGTGATAGCAGACATGATAGGAGCAAAAGTTTTGTATGACAATATCAGTCTCAAACAGACAGCAATCATGATGGCTCATTACCTTGCTGAAGGACAATACATGCCAGACCATATACTCGAAATCGATAAGCATTTTGCATCCAAATTGTTTGAAATCTCAAACTTCAAAAGAATGATGAAACAGGCACAAAAAGATAAAGATGAAGAACAAGAGTTTATATATGAAAACAAACTTAAAGAGGCAAACAGATCCGCAGACGAGTTAAAACGCAAAATCCAAGCCAGTTTTAACAGTCTGTTCAATTAAAGAGTTGCTAAATATATCATATGCAATCAACAGAACTTACAAAACCAGTATCTAGCACAGTGTTGTTACAGCAGTTTGAGTCAAGATTTGGCCAAACAATGAATTTGTCTGGTTTAGACAAGACACAATTAGAAGATTTAGCAAACAGTGTGAGAACCAAAATACACACAATCACAGACAATTTGCATTTTGGCAAAGAATTAAAAGACAACGAGTATCAAAAACATCAAATGATGTTAGATATTCTAAATCAAAGCATCAAAGAGTATGGTGGCATGCAAATGGATCCACAAACTAAAACTGCCAGCCAGGCTATCAGTGCCAAAGGCAAACTAGAAAAAGGTCAAGCACTTACTCCAGATGAAAGAAAAACAATCGCAAAAGTTTTACCTAAAGAAGAAGTTCAAGAAGGCGTTGAAGAGCAATCAGAATTAATATTAGCGGCCAAAGATATGATGGACAAAGTTACAGGATACCTAGAAGATCTTGCTTCAATGAAGACAGAAGGTATGTTAGAACTTGCAGACAGAATCAGAGACGAAATGGGTGCAGACAAGGCTGATGCTTTTATGCAAAAAATCCAACCAGCACTAGAACAAGCAGAATCAACACTAACTCAAACTAGACAAGACCTAGACGCAGGTGTAAGAATACTAACAGGTGAAGAAACAGCAACTGACACCATCGGCGCTGACACAGACACTATGAACACAGACGCAGATCTAGACGATTTAGAAAGTCCAGAAGCAGATGAGTTTGGAGCCACAGATGCAGAAGCAGGCGGCACTGAACCAGAAGGCAGAGAACAGAGAGAGTCTAGAGAAGTGTTTGAAACATCAAACAGAATCTATTCTAAACTAGCGGGGAAGTAGTCCCATGCGATTCCAAGAATTTAACACCAACAGCGAATTAGAGTCAGCGTTAGTCAACACCCTTACAAACATGCGAGGTGGCGCAGACGACAAAGATGCATCAGCAGAAATAAGTTTTGATGCTCTAGACCAAATAATGAAAAACACTGGCTATCCAACGTTCAGTTATGATCTTTTCAAAACTATCTACGATAATTCACAAACACTCAAAAATGTAGTTGACGATTTTGATCAAGAGAAAATAGTATTAAAGACTGAAAAGCAGGCCGAAAAAGATCCTGCTATGGACTTTGATAATCAAGGATCAACAGACGTTGTTAAAAAAATGGCAAAGTCTGCAATGAACAAACGAAAATAAAATGACAGAATCTATTAAGGATTTGGCACACGAATTGCAAGAAGTGTGTTACTGGGCCGACGACAATCAACCAGCAACTGAATCTCATCTCAGCCAAATTGCTCAATCGTCAATGAACATGCCTACTGCATTAAGATCAGGTATGGGCAAAGGCCTAGTTTATTTTATTCCAAGCAGATACGAAGGTGGCTTTCAAAAGTTTCGAGACACTGTTCTAAGACAACATCCAGGTTGCAATTTAGATACTAATTTTAATAATTGTAATTCTGGAATTATATTTGGTATATGTAAAGAACAGGGTGACGGCAAAAATATTGGAACAGATGAAATACAAAACAAAGACAATCCTTGGTATCTTAAAAGATATGCAGATGAAAAAGCCTGGTGGAAAGAAACAGAAATGCGGGCGGCCATGTTAGGAACTCCAATTGGTAACAAAGATCTGCCATACTGGATAAAAGATCAAATTGTATGCCATTCAATGTCACTTGCGGCCGCGGCATTAGAAAGTCGTAGACTTGGATATCATGTGCAACATTTGACCATAGACAAACTTGCTATTCATGTGTATAAAAGTTATCCTAACCTCTTAGACAGGCCTTGGATTCCATTACATGGAATATTTTTAGGTACAAAGGCAGAACGAGTAAAGATGTCACATAGAAGAAATAGATCCTACAATTGGGTGACAAATGACAAAGCAGTTATCAGAACAGACGAAGTTCCTCAGTCAGAGAAAGTACATTATGAATATGATGACAAATATAGATGTACACCCAATAGCCACGAACCTTATTTAGAAACCTACGCACCAAAGTAAACTAATTATTTGCATGATTCCAATAAAAGGTTATGCAACATTTGATCCTTTGAAACACTGTCTTATAGGGTCAGCATTCAAAATAGAATGGTTTGCTGATTTACCAATTAGTAAAAACAATAAAATAATGGATCCTCTCAAAAGGATTGCAGAAGAAACCGAAGAAGATTTTGTAAAACTTGAAAGCATATTGAAACAAGCAGGAGTCACAACTTATAGAGCGAATTTGGATTTTGACAAGTATGGTTCTTTGAAAAATGTTTGGAAGCCACCTGTGTGTCCTCGTGATCATTTTGCTGTTGTAGGAGAAAAACTATATGCCGTGGCAGGGGCCGCACCAGGATACTTTGACATACTGAAACAAATAGACAAACAAAATTTAGTGCTAGATAAACTAGATCATGGCTGTATTACAAGTGCTTCAATGACTAGAGTTGGCAAAGACATTTGGTGGGATCTTGACACAGGATTAGACAATACTGCTGTTGCAAAATACAAAGCACAGTTTGAACAAGCAGGCTTCAAGGTCCATCTGTCTGGCAGAGGATATCACAGTGATGGAAGTTTTTGTGTGGTCAAACCTGGATGCATAGTAACTCTTAACGATATACAAGACTACAATAAAGAGTTTCCCGGCTGGGACGTTTTATATGTACCGGATCAGTCTTGGAATAAATTGCATCCGTTTTTATCAATGAAAGATAAAGTTGGCGGCAGGTGGTGGCTTAAAAGTGAAGAACACAACGAACAACTTATAGACTTTGTCAACACTTGGCTCAACGACTGGGTTGGATATGTTGAAGAAACTGTGTTTGATGTCAATATGTTGTCAATAGATCAAAACACAATTATTTGCAACAACCATAACAAAGAAGTTTTTAACCATTTCAAAAAACACAAAGTAGAACCTGTTATTTTTAATTTTAGACATAGATATTTCTGGGATGGTGGTGTGCATTGTATTACTCAAGACCTGTACAGAGAAGGCACACAGGAGGATTATTTTAATTAAATGATTATCGTAAAATATCACGCAGGTACTCTTGGATCCTTTCTATGCAGTGTGCTACACAAGGATATAAAACCTTTCTCTGTTATAGAATATGGCAATGTCACTAAAGATAAGATACTCCACACTGGAGGTTTTCATAGTGAGGAGTATGAACTATTTCAAAAAAAATTAAATTCAAAGAAGTACGATTGTATAAGTCACAACAATGCACAACTAGAATCTTGGATCTCTCAAATCAAAGATGCCAAAACAATTTATATTGATCTGAAATCAAACTTTGTAGAGTATAGACTCAATTTTATTGTCAAATTGTCTGAAGTGAACAACAAAATGAATCAATATGCAGTGACTAAATCTTGGAAAGACTATGAACATCCTATTGCCTTTGATGATGCTTATAGAATCTCTCGTTTGGATCAAAATATTGAACAGCAACACAAACCAAATGCATCTAAAGATATTATTTTTAATTTTAAAAATTTTTATATTGCTGACGAAGAAAAATGGATTTACAAAATGGAAGAGTTAATTGCTAAAATAGGTGCAAACACTACAAGTGATGAATTATCGTTATGGTACAAATACTTTAGGCAAGGACAATCAAATATAATAGAAAGGTCAAAGTTATTATACGACTGTATTAATTCAAAAAAGTTTGTGTCAGATCTTACTGAGAACGAGAAAGGCATCATTATAGGATATTGTGCAGTTGCTAATGACAACAGTACACCTGAATATTTCAATGAAGTTTATAAGTCTTTTAGTTCTTGATAAATTTGTGGATAAAGTTTTGTATAATCAGTGTTTCTTCTTCTGTCTAGTTCTGTAAGATAAGTCTTAAACATCTTCATTCTTTTCAAGTCTGGAGTTGCATGTGTGAACTCTGTGATATAGCCTTTCATAAAGTTTTTGTGGTTTACTTTTACACTATCGGGTTTGCCATATGAGTTGACATCAAATAGATCAACTGCTTCTTTTAATCCCCAATTGATAACTTTGTCACCAAATATACCTGGATATAGATATGCAGTCCATGGATCATCACGACTTGCGGTCTTGGTCATACTCCAGTAAATGGGTTTGACTTTGGAACATCCATTGATATATTTTACTAGTTTTGGCATGCCCGGCACTGCTGTGGCTGACAGTGCTGAATTTATTGCTTGGTCGATATTGGTTTGATATAATAAGTGTTCAAAATTTCTTAACGCAATCTTTAGATCTAAACCGGATCTCACATACTCTCCTTCAGGACCAAATGCATCACAACTAAAAAAAATTTGTATTTTATCCAGTCTGCCGGATTTTTGTAGTTTGTCTAATCTGTTTACCCAACCTTTGAATCTTTCGTGTTCAATATTGTGATTGCTAAAAAATACCAAAGTGAGATCTGGATAATTGCCTTTTTCAAGATATTCAATAAATCTAAATGTTTCTTTTTGTAGGAATGGTTCTCCTCCCATTACAAATATTTTGTGTAAGTTTTGTAGATTGTCATCAAACCATTCAAATAAAAGATCAGTGTCTCTTTCTATATTTGGATTTAATGTGAATTTTTTGTGATCCAATACAACTCCATCCTTATCAAATCTTCCAAATCTTTTTTCTTCTTGGTGTATTTGAGAACTGTAATGAGCCGCACAGTATATACATTTTTGATTGCAGGTGTTCCCCCAATACACTTCAAGTTGTCTTGGTG